ATTCGGTGGGTTCGGTGGTGACGTTACTGGTCTTGAGCCTTTCGGTGGAAGTGGTCAGTTTATAGAGGGGCCGACTCCCGAATCAATGGAAGATTATGATGACGACTTAGGATTTGCCACACAAGGTGCGATAAACAACCTTGGAGCAGAACTACAACAATCATCTGAACAGAGCGGTGATTCTGCAAATGACGACCCATTAGAGCCTTTTGGCGGTGCTGGACGCGCTTCAGAAGGGGCGTTTGACCCGTATGGCGGCATGATAGAAGACCAAATGCGAGCTATAGAGGCATTAAAGGGTAATGACCCTGACGCCAAAAAGACAGAAGACTATATGAAGGAATTTGCTGAAGCTACTGGTGTTAGCATTGATGGTAAAGCTGACAAGTCTCAAGCTCTCATGGCGTTTGGCCTAGCTCTTATGCAGAACAAGGCTGGTAAAGGCTTTGATGTATCTAAAGCTCTTTCCGCTCTTGGAGAGGCTGGTACAGCGGCGGCTCCTGCATTCCAGAAAGCTAAGGATACTGCTCGCGCTAATCGCATAGCGGCTGGTAAGTACGGATTACAACAAGTTGCAAAGGACGCGACAGCCAGAGCTTCTTCATTGAGCGCCGCTCAAGGTAGACTTAGTGAACTGATGCAAACTAATATTGACGCTCAAACCAAGAGAGAGCTAAAGGGAATGGAGCATAACAACGCCATTCAGCTTAAAATTTTAGAACACCAAGCAGCTTCCGCTAAAGCTGCTTCTGAGGGAAAATATGACTTTAAAAACGTAAAACAAATAGACGACAAAGGACTGCCTGGGTTAAAGACAACTGTTGGAATTAGAGAAACAGATGGGCAATCAATATTTGTTTATCCTGAAGATGAAATAGGAGTTTTTGGTGGAGCCTTGGCTGATGTTAATGAGGGAACAAATGCTCTTGCCGAAATGAGGTATTTAATTTCTTCAAATATGTCTAAGCCTGGCGGTACAAGTTTACAAAGAGCTAAAGGGTTTTTAGAAGGGGCGACGCGTTCATTTGGCTTTAATATGGACCAAGAGCCCATATTTGAAAAAAGAAAAAATGACGATGGAGAAACGGTTGAAGTTTTTGTTGGTTACAACGACAAAGCTGTTTTGGCTGGTGATTTGCAAAAAGCAGATGCAATTCGTGATAGAGTCATAGCTCAATTTAAAAGATTTCTAACTCAAGAAACAGGAAATGGAATTTCAAACGTAGACATTAAGAATGTTGAAAATTTACTTGGCAAAATAGACTTTGGAGGAGACCCTTCAATAGCCTTAGCAAGAATTGATGAAGCTATGAATATATTTACCTCAAAACGAGAAAAATTAAATTCAAGACTTGAAATTTACACAGACCAAAGTCGTTACAGAAACGAAAAAAGTTACCAAGATAGCATGGGTATATTAAGAAGCTCCGCAGCCTCTGCTTACGGTCTTGATACATCTGGGTTTACGGGTGTGCAAATGGTTAAGGATGATGAAACCGGACTTGATGTTATAAAGTTATCTTAGGAGCCTATAATGGCAAAAAGAATAAAAATTGAGCTTCCTGGAGATAGCTTTTTTGTTGAGATTCAAGGAGAGCAACCTACGCCTTCAGAAGAATTAAAGCTTATGAAAATAATAAGTGAAAGAAAGGCAAAAGCACCAAGGTCAGATGTTTCTGAAAAAAGTTCTCAAGACGAACAACTGTTCGACACTACTTCTGGTATTCAGGACGCCGGGCTTCGTGCAAAGCTATCCGCTGCTGAAACACCAGCAGAGGAAGAGCTACAGCTTCGGGAGCTTTACGGACTTACAGAACAGGATTATGACCGTGACTCACGAGGTCGCTTGGCTATCACACCGTCTGGTGGCAAGAAACTTGGACTGGACCTTTCTAACGCTACACTAATTGATGAAGGCGGGTTCAGTCGTTATGACTTAGCTGACTTAGCTGGCATTGTCCCTGAAGTAGTGGGCGGTGTTGCGGGCGCAGCAAAAGGGTTTGCCGCTGGAGCGCCGTTTGGACCATTAGGTATGCTACTTGGTAGCGCAGTTGGCGCTGGCACCGGAGCGGCTGTAGGACAAGCAGTCGAAGAAGGTGTTGAAGCAATTGGCGGCGTGCAAGACCAAACAGCCGAAGAGGTCGTAGGTGACTTAGGAAAAGAGTTTGCAATTGGATTTTTGTCAGATGTTACCTTGGGTACGTTTGGCTTCGGTATTAGGGCAGGTCGCAACTACCTAAGACCTGGCAAAGGCAAAACAGATGAAGAAATTCTTGAGATTGGTGATGCTCTTATCGAAGGTGGAGCAAAAGTAGACCCTGTAACAGGAGAGCTTACAAAACTTGGTATGGCTCCTAGCTTGTCTGCTATCGGAGCTAATCAGCTCATAGCAAGGCAGCAGGCTATTGGTGAAAAGGTTTTTGGCTCTTCTCCTCGTCTAAAGAAGAATTTTGAAGTTTTACAGCAAAAACTTATTAACTTTAGGTCAAAGTTCTCAGGTGCCGATGACGATGAAATCGGACAGATGCTTCTGTCGGCAACAGGAGCGCAGGCCAAGAGACTTGATGAGTTACAAAGACAAGCCCAACAATCGGTTCTTCAGACAGCAAGAGCTTTAGGAGATGACCTTGGAGCGGCTGCATCTAAGAACGTAGACATCGACACAGAAACATTTGAGATACTAATCAATGCTCAAAAGGCTTTTGATAGTGAGGTATCTATTGCTTTTAAGTCTATTGACGATGCGTTAGAAATCAATGGTGGCGCAAAAAATATAATTCCAATAGGCAATATAAAAGCAAGAGCCGCAGCAATAGCGGATGATGAAGTTGCTGGTCTAGCTGGCGATGAGTACCCTATTTTAAAAAAGGCTCTTGATGCTGTTAATGCCGTGAAGGGAGACAAGATTTCTTATGTTCAGGCATACAAATTAAGAAAAGCCTTAAATGATAAATTATCCAAAGCTACCAGCAAAACAGAACGTGATGCAATTAATGATTTGCTTAGAAAAACAGATGTTAAGCTTAACACAAACTTTGTAAAAGAGTCGATTGAGGCGTCTGACGAATTAACTGATTTGGACAAAAGAGTTCTGTTAAGAGCATCTGACTCATTAGACAATGCTAGAAAAGTCTATAATGAAGGCGCTACAATATTTGAAGATATTGAGTCCTCTGGAATTATTAAAAGCATTGGAGCCAAGGCAAGAACCGGTCAAAGCCCTGGCGTTGACGATATTCGCCTAGACAAAATAATAAAGAACGACAAGCCTTTGGTCTTAGAAAGAATGTTAAAGGCTGTTGAATATGGGGCATCTAAGGATGCAAAAATACAGTCATCAGAAGCATTCAGGCAAAAAATTGCCGGTGAGTGGCTTAATGATGCCCTTACCAATTCAGGTCTTAAAGCAGGCGACAACATTGACCCAACTAAATTTAAGGGTGCGGCTTTTGCTAAGTCTGTTCGTGACCTTGGAAGAACAGCAGATGTTCTGTTCGGGCCTGATGCCGCCAAAATTAGAAAACTTGCCGACACAATAGAAAAGACATCGGTTTCTAATTTAGATTCAAGTGTGATAAAGAAGCTTTCTGAAGACCTCGGAGAGGGCGCTCCTTTAGTTGATAAATTAACAGCTTTGGCAGAAACACAGTCAGCAATACATACTCAAAATCTTAGCCAGGCACTTCTTAAACTTCAGAGGGGCGGGGCCAGCGGCCTTCGCCCACAAGAAGCGGCTGATGTAATTGCTGATGCTGCCACAAAGCCTAAAGACATTAAACAAATAATGAATGTTTTTGAAGGCAATGAAGAAGCTATCAGCAAAATACGCGGTAATTACATGGAGAGATTAATCTCTAACTTTGGAGACAGCGTAACAACAGACGGCAAGTCTTTAGCGGCTTTCGCTAAAAGGATTATTGACGCTGATGAAGGTGGTAAGTTAAAGGCTATCTTTGGGGACGCAGATGGAGAAGATTTAGTAAAGTTTGCTAAAATGCTTAAAGTAAACTCCCAAACCGCTACAGGCGGTGACTTGATAGCAGCAAACATAGCAGCTGGACCTATGCAGAATTTAGAGAAAATTGTTCGCCTTAGTATTATGGGAAGAATATTCAGCTCTAAATTTTACTACAAAAGCATAATGGAAGATTACCAGAAGTTGAAAACTGGGCTTAACCAGGACCAAAGAGCAAGCCTGTTAGGAAAGCTTATGGTTAATTCCATGAGGCGTATTACTCAAGGTACCGGACAGTCGATACAAGAAGGTCAAAGAGAACTAGAAAACCAGGTCAGGGCAGTTGCAGACTCTTCAGGATTGAGTCAGCAGATATCTAACCTGAGTCAACAGATTCAGCAGCCAACCCCGAACAATTCTCCGGCTATGCCGCAGCAAGCTACGCCGGCAGCCCCTGGCCCGAACAATTTGCGTCAGCAGGCAGCGCAGAACCCTGGCATCGCCCAGGCACTCGGCATCCGGGGGTCAACAGCAGGATTACTACAACCATGATGAAATCAACGGTGCTTAACGAGCTTCGTCAGGAACTCGCTGAAGACGAGGGATGCAAGTACGAGATATACTTGGACCACCTAGGCCTACCTACATTCGGCATAGGTCACTTGGTGACTAAAGAGGATAGAGAGTACGGTAAGGAAGTCGGCACAGTCATTGAGCAGGAGCGGGTGCATCAGGTATTCAACCTAGACATGGCTGTCACGATTAATGATTGCATGACACTGTACTCTGACTTTGCACACCTACCAGACGAGTGCCAGAAGATTGTTGCTAACATGATGTTTAACATGGGCCGCCCTCGGCTGTCCAAGTTCAAGGGCATGAAGGCTGGTGTTGATGCTCGTGACTGGAATGAGGCGGCGGACCAGATGGTTGATAGCCGTTGGTATACTCAGGTTCCGAACCGCGCAAGACGTTTGGTATCACGGATGAGGGCGTTGTCAGATGGAGAAGCCTGAGATAAAGCGCCACTGCAAGCGGTGCGACCGCTGTGGTGAAGAGCTAAAGACTGTGTTTGTACACGGTCATGAGCAGTGTGTTACCTGTAGTCAGGTAATTTACGACTGTTGCCAGGGAGAGACTTGTGGAGAAGAGTCCTAAACTGTATTTTCCTTGTCACACTTCCAGCCAATAATGTTAAAAGGCATTCTGTCTCTTTTAAACATATCTCTAGAATCCTTTATCATAACTCTTGCCCTAGCGTCACACTGCTCTTCTTTTAAATAAGGGCCGCGAGTGTCAATTATATCTATGCACCTATCTGCATATAGAAAGTGACAAGCTAAAACAACAACAGTAAACATTAGTCTAGCTCCACAACAATATCTAACTCAACAGACCTTGGCGTTAGCATAACAAGGCCGCATACGTTGCAAGACATATAGTCCTGCTTTGAGTCCTCGTCCTTGAACGTCATGCTTGTACTGCACTTCGGGCAGCGCCCGCTATCTATTAGCTTTTGAAAAGTTCCGTCACCCTCATCATACACGGGTATCTCCGCCTAACTGTTGCTTTATTCTAATAATATGGTCACAATGACCAAGAAGCGTCAAGAAATAAGTTTCATAACCTCTGTTGGGGGAATTTATGTTAGGTAATTTTGAAGCAGGAAAACTAGCAGAGCATATCTGTATTGTTCACTTGTTAAAAATGGGCGTTCCATGCGAGATAGTAAATTTAGATACAATTGATATTATAGCACACCACCAAAAAACCTTAATAAGAGTTCAAGTGAAATCAAGCATATTAAAAGACAAGGGGGCAGGTAGAGGCAAACCTGGCTACCAGTTTCATACATGCTACAGCGGAAAGAAAACACCTCTTACATCAGAGCAGTGTGATATTATTGCCTTTGTCGGCGTTAATCATGAGCGTGTTCTGTTTCATCCAGTGGGTTTTGTAAACAATCAAGCCACAAGAAGAATATCCCCAGCAAAGTTTGACAAAGAAAATGTAGCAGAAAATTCTTGGCAACGCTGTTTAGATAGTATTTTTCTGACTAATTGATGCAATTCCTGAAGATGCTGGACTATTTGTATAGCCGCCATTTCTCCATTCTTGATTAACCATACGAGAAATTTGCTGTCGAACATTGCGGTCTTCAGCATCACAAATCTTGCGTAACTTGTTATATGTAGTAATATCAATACCAACTGATTTATACTTAGCTGTATCCGTCAATTTAACCTCCAAAAGTAAGGGCATACTATGGCATATAATAAAGGTTTCTATGGGAAGCGCAACAAATTCGGCGCTAAAAAGACAGAGTTTATGGGCATGAAGTTTGACAGCAAATGGGAAGCAGAAAGATACGGTCAGCTTTACCTCAAATTTGAGCGTGGAGAGATTGAGGAATTAGATAGGCAAATTAGATTTAACATACTTGTTAATGACCAAAAGATTTGCGCCTACGTTGCTGACTATACATATTACGAGACAGATGAGAACGGTGAAAGACAATATATTGTCGAAGATGCCAAGGGCGTAGAAACCCCAGAATTTAAGCTAAAAAAGAAACTTATGTTAGCGGCAAACGGCATCGACATCAGAATAAGTAAAAAATAATTGTTGACACTATGCAAAAGACTTCCTATGTTTGGTTTAACGACAACTTAACTTAGGAGTATCCGATGACAGATTCATCTTCTGTATCATCTGCTTCTCTACCTGAACTAGCTATTTACAAAAATGAGCTAGACAGGATTATCATAGAGGCGCAGGAAAAGGTCAAACTCATTAAAAGTGAGCTTGAGGGTCGCTATCTTGAGAGGGCTCAAGATACTTTGCGGCAGCAGGGCAAAGACTTTGGCAGTGTCACCATCGAAGATGGGGCGCACAAGCTAAAGGTTAATGTCCGTAGGCGCGTTGAATGGGAAGAGGGTATGCTTCTTAAAGTCCTTAATAGTATGGATGAAGATACCGCTCGCCATTATGCGCAAATCAAATACACAATCCCAGAAGCCAAGTACAATAACGCGCCACCAGAAGTCAAAGCGGCTTTAAGTGAGGCTCGTACTGTATACTTGCAGGGCGTTAGTGTTGACATTGAAGGAATGGATAATGCTTAATATTATTACAGCGGAGCAACGGCTCCAAGAAAAGAAGGGCCACAAGATTGTTATCTGTGGTCAGTCTGGTGTGGGCAAGACATCTCTTGCTCGCACACTCGACCCATCAAAGACTTTGTTCATGGACTTGGAAGCGGGTGACGCGGCGATTGAAGGCGTTGCCATTGATGTTATCCGTCCGCGTACATGGCAAGAGTGCCGCGATTTCGCCGTATTCTTAGGTGGGCCAAACCCATCTTTGGGCGAGGACGCTACATACAGTCAGGCACACTATGATTACGTGTGTCAGACTTACGGAGACCCAACAGCTATTCTATCTAAGTACGATACAATCTTTGTTGACTCCATCACGGTTGCTGGTAGGCTCTGTTTTCAGCATTGCCAAAACCAGCCCGAATGTAAATCTGAGCGGACTGGTAAGCTGGACACACGTTCAGCATATGGTTTGCAGGGCAGGGAGATGATGGCATGGTTGTCTCATCTCCAGCATATCAGGGATAAAAACGTAATCTTCGTTGGCATCCTTGACCAGAAGGTTGATGACTATGGACGCGAGACTTATGAATTACAAGTTGAGGGCTCAAAGACAGGTCGTGAACTTCCTGGAATTGTGGACGAAGTAATCACTATGGCGCTAATGCCAAGTGAAGATGGAAACCCATATCGTGCGTTTGTTTGTCAGACACTGAACCAGTGGGGATACCCTGCCAAGGACAGGTCAGGCAGACTTGAAGTTTTAGAAGAGCCACATCTTGGCAGACTTCTAGAAAAAATGAGTGGCGGAAAGATGCAATCTGAACGTACACTCGAATTTGTTAATCCTAGTGAAGCGGTGGAAGGAAATACCGAAAATGCTTAATCTAAATGAAGTATCAACAGGAACTGAGAACCAGACTATGGAACTCATTCCAGACAAAACTGCTGTTCGTGCCATCATCAACTTTACGGGTGGTGATACAGAGAAGTCTGACTTCGGGCATGGCAAGCTGTTTAAGAACTCAGCTACCACAAGCGCGGTATGGGCTGACATGGAGTTCACCATTATTGGCGGGGCTTTTGACAAGCGCCGCGTGTGGAGCAGACTCTTTGTTCACGGTGACAAGATGGATGAAAACGGGCAACCTGTAGCTCGCAACATCGGCTTGCAAACAATTCGGCGCATGATTGATAGCATTCATAATTTGAAGGCAAACGACATGTCTCCAGAGGCGCAACAGAAGCGAAACATCTCAGGCATTCAAGATATGCAGGGTTGTGAGTTTTCTTTCTTGGTGGGTGTTGAACCAGAGAATAATGGCTACCCAGCTAAGAACAAAATGACTGTTGTTCTAACGCCAGATAATAGCGACTACGTTTCTGGCAACGCTCCTGCTATGGCCCCAGCGTCACTAGCACCTGCGGCTCCAGCTACTGCACCTGCATCCAGTGTAGCTCCGGCTTGGGCACAGGCATAACAATAAAGGCGAACTAACGGCAAACCTGAGTTAAGGTCGTTAGCTGGTTTGGGTGGCACCAGTGCCGTAAAGCCACCCACCCTATTTAGGAGCGAGAGCAGATGTTAAAACATGTTGATTTATGTAGCGGCATCGGCGGGTTCGCTTTAGCATTCCAAACAATTGGGCTGTCAAAGCCTGTCATGTTCTGTGACATTGAGCCTTGGTCACGCAAGGTTCTGTCTAGGCATTGGCCTGACGTACCCATAACAGAGGACGTAAAGGCTTTAGCTGATGACCCAGAAAGAAATGTTCCCGATTGCCAAATCCTCTCCGCAGGATACCCTTGCCAGCCATTCAGCCTTGCATCTAAGAACCGCAAAGGCACAGAAGACGAGCGACATATCTGGCCCTACATCAAAAGAATTATCTCCGCAAAAAGACCTGACTGGTGCGTTTTTGAGAATGTTCGCGGACATATCACAAACGGACTTGATGCCGTCATCAATGACCTTCACTCCGAAAACTACACCGCAATCCCAATGTTACTACCGGCTTACAGTGTTGGCGCAATTCATGAAAGAGCCAGGATTTATATCGTGGCCCACGCCAACGACAGGCGCTGCACTTTGCGGGGGGACGGGCAACTTCAACAAGATGGCGAAGTTAAAAGAACTAGGCTATCTGACCGAAGAGGAGCGCAGGAATTTGACACAGGGCAATGGCGGAAAATCGAATCCCGCCCTTATGGAGTGGCTGATGGGATACCCAATCGGGTGGACAGAAACACCGGATTAGGAAATGCAATCGTTCCACAAATTGCCATGAATATTGGCCTAACCATAAAAGAAATGATGTAGCTATGATTTACAATAATGATTTCGGTCATGATTTATTGGTCGGGCAGGTGGCCGAACAATTTCTTGGAGACTTACTTCAGAACAAAAAGATTGAAGTAAAGCACGATAAGATAGCGCACCGCTCTGGACGAGTGTTCATTGAGTATGAGTGCCGCAACAAACCTTCTGGTATCACAACAACAAATGCAGATTTTTGGGCTTTTGTTTTTACAACTGGCCCAATCCTGATAGTATCCAAGGACAGGCTAACCTCTCTTTGCAATAAAGCATATGAGAACAGCCATGTATTTAAAGGCGGAGACAATAACTCTTCTAAAGGGTTCTTGATAAATTTAACAGATTTAATACAGGTTGCTTTGTAATGTCTCAAAGAGAACGCGAAAGAAAAAGAGTTGAACAGATAAGGAAGATGCAGGAGTTTACCGCATCTCTTCCAGATGATGGCTTTCAAGATGCTAACGTCACTGAAAACATAACTGGTAAGCATGTAGATAAAAAGATTTTACCGTCCAGTGAATCTAGTTCCTTGGAGGAATAAATGAGAATAGAAATAAATGTTATCTTGTTTTTTCCAGACAAGCCAATGAAAGAGATTAAAGGTTTTCTGAGCGTCCCTGAAACGGCAGATGAAGACTGCATTATGGATAGTATGGGCTATTTTGTTGAAGATATTACGCAAGAATATATGGAAGACTTTAGCACTGGAGTTGCTAATATGGTTGTCGGGGACGACGAGCTTTTCCATATCTCATTTGCCAATCCACAGAAGGAGGATGACAAAAGATTATGCAACATAATATTTCCAGACGAGATGACAGTACACTAAAAGAAGTGGCTAAATGTTTCGGAGTAATAGGGTGGGATAAGAAGTTATCTGACCTTTCAAAGGATGAGGTGTTGGGCCTTGTTTCAGTAATACAAAAGGTGAGGGATTTATCAGATGACTACACAGAGCAAGGACTTCTTGAACTCGAAACGGCTGTCTCCAGTCCTGACGAATTCCCGGACGACGAAATACCATTCTGATGCAATAGAGCTAATTAGCTTTAATGTTGACAAGGCAATATGTGAGAAGAACGATGCACAGCCAAGCCGTAAATATTTAGGCGGCTCATCTCTCGGCAGCGCGTGTGCTAGAATGGTTCAGTACCGTTATATGCAAACGCCTGTAGATGAGTCTAAGCAGTTTCCCGCTAGGACGTTGCGTATCTTTGACTTCGGGCACCAGATTGAAGACATGGTTGCTAAGTACCTTCTTGATGCTGGCTTTGAGCTAAAGACACACGACTCGAATGGTGAGCAGTTTGGCTTCTCTGTTGCGGACGAGCAGATAAAGGGACATATAGACGGCGTAATTTGTTCGGGACCAGTTCCTATGGGCTACCCATTCCTTTGGGAAAACAAATCAGCGAACACCAAAAAGTTTAGTGAATTTGTTCGGAAAGGTGTTGCGGAAGCTAACCCTGTATATGCCGCACAAATAGCTTTGTATCAGGCGTACATGGACCTGACAGAAAATCCAGCCTTGTTTACGGTCATGAATAAGGATACAAGTGAAATCTACTACGAACTTGTTCCGTTTGATAAAGGGCTTGCACAGCGGACAAGTGACAGAGGCGTAGAGATACTACAAGCCACAAAAGCAAGTGAGATGCTTCCTCGGGTTGCGTCTAACTCGGATTACTTTACCTGCAAGTTTTGCGACTTTCGCCAGACTTGTTGGAAATAAAAAAGGGCCAGCCGAAGCTGACCCTTTAGTGTGAAACGAAACGTGCAGGAAAAGAACAACAAGCTTCAGGATACAATATAATGAGTGTTATACGGTTTGACAACACTAAATCTGGTGATGCCCATGATTTAGTAGAAAGAATAAGCAAAGAGGTTCCTCGCTCCGTTCAGGTGAATGTTCTATCAGATACGTTCCCTAATGGCGTTATCAGAGGCAATGACTTCTTTATCGGCTCACTCGCTGGCGAAGCTGGCGAAAGCATGAAGATTGATATTAATCACAACAGTCCTCACTTCATGCGTGGTCAAGACTTTAACGGTGGCGTTGGTATCGGCGGCATCGTGAAGATATTGATGGAGGCTAGGGGCATGAGGCTGCCGGACATAAAAGAGTTGTTCGGGTCTTACCTATCGGAAAGCAATTCGATACGTCCACCAGCACCCGAATGGCGTACTGAAGGCGGAATGAACCTGAATAAGGTTCCTGTTGGCAACGGTGTACCACAAGAGGGTACCAGTAAACCGCAGTCTGCTCCCTCAGTGGAAAGGGTTCGTATTGATGCGAACACGCCACATAACGGGCAATGGGATTATATCAGCAGAGACGGCGAAGTTCTTGTGACCGTGCGCCGCTATGATATTGACGGCAAGAAAGAGTTCCGTCCGTGGGTTCCCGGCTCTCAATATCCTAAAGCGCCTGACATAAGGCCTTTATATAATATCCCGAACATTTTGTCTGAACAGCAGGTTATCTGGGTAGAGGGCGAGAAGTGCGCCCAGGCTCTTATTGATAAGGGAATGGCGGCTACTTGTACGCTTGGCGGGGCTGGTTCTCTTACACGCAAGAACGCTGAGAAGTTTGACTTCACTCCTTTGCGCGGCAAAGATTTAGTCGTATGGCCTGACAATGACGATGCGGGCAAGCGCCTAGCAGAAATTGTTCGGGAAGTTGCTATGGGCTCAGATGCGAACTCAGTAACAATACTACAGCCACCTCACGACAAGCCGTCCAAGTGGGATGCGGCTGACGCCATTGATGAGGGCTTCAATGTGAAGCAATTCATTAAAGATGGTGCAGGTGTTGTACATCGTAGTATTAACCTTCTTAATGATAGCCTCCTTATATCTAGGTTTAGCGGCTCTGCTCCTGAACAGCAGTTCTTGGTTGATGGTACGTTCCCTCTCGGGGTTCCTATCATCTTTGCTGCCGCAGGTGATTCAGGCAAGGGCATGATGACATTGGACTTGGCTATGAAGGTTGCGTCTGGTAGTCCCATGCAAAACTCATTCGGTGGCATTGTAGGAGAGTTCGGTGATGTTGTTCTATTTACTGCGGAAGATGATGAATCGGAAATGCACAGAAGAATTGAACGACTGGACGAGGAAGGACTTAGGTTTTCGTACCCGAACAAATTACATGTTGTTCACCTCCCACGTTTGGTAGTGGAACAACATGTAATTTGTTCGG